TGCTAAAGGCGAAGAAAATAAAAAACATAGAGTATATTAAAGAGTATTATGGGTATGGTAATGAGAAAGCAAAAGCAGCTCTTGATGTACTTAATGATGAACAGATTAAGACTATCAAAGATAGTTTGAGTAAGGGTGGTAACGATGGAAAGTAAAGTTTGGACACAAGAGCAGATGTTAGAAGTTGGTTTGAAAGAACCAGATGATTTTCTAAAGGTTCGTGAAACACTATCTCGCATAGGTGTTGCATCAAGAAAAGAAAGAAAACTCTATCAGAGTTGTCACATTCTCCACAAACAAGGCAGATATTATATCGTGCATTTCAAGGAATTGTTCGCACTAGATGGGAAAGAAACAAACTTATCTGAGAACGATATTGCAAGAAGAAACTCTATTGCAAAGTTATTAAAAGACTGGGACTTAGTTGATATCAAAGGAAACGCAGACGTTGTTGCACCTTTGAGTCAGATCAAGATAATCTCATACAAGGAGAAGGATGAGTGGATACTTGAAACTAAGTATAACATTGGAAAGAAGAGGGAAACATGATGAGAAAGAAAATGATTGACGCTATCAAAGAGCATGCTAGAGGTCATATCGAAAAACATAAGATGAATGTTGAGGTGTACTTAACTAATCCTGTAGGAGTTGGTGAACACCCAGACATAATTGAAGCAGTTGAAAAAGAATTAGATTTGATTGCACAATATGATGATCAGTTAGAAATGATGAACAAGTATTTCTCAGATGGAGATGATACAAAGTTACTAAAGGAGTAAACGTGGTAACAGTAGTAGTGAAAAGTGGAAATGTAGATAGAGCCATGAGGACACTCAAAAAGAAACTACAAAAAGGGGATTACTCAAAGAACTCAAACAAAGACAATTTTTTGAAAAATCATCTGCGAAGAAAGCTCGTAAGAAAGCAGAGGGTATCAAAAGATATCAAAGAAATCTCAAGAAGAAACAAGAAAGACTTGGGTATTGACAAATAGTACGAATCGTGATATATTTACTTTATGAAATTTTATACAAATGTTACTCGCTGGGGTAATAACCTACTAATCAGAGAATATGTAAACGGACAAAGACTTAATCGTAGGGTTAAGTATTCTCCTACACTTTACATGAGAGTTGCAAAACCAACAGAGTATAAAACTCTTGATGGTAATTTTGTGACTCCAGTTTCACATGAAACAATGAAAGAGGCAAGTGATTGGATTGACAACTATAAGAACCAATCACATCTAGTCTTTGGTAATACACAGTATGCATATTCTTACATTGCAGACCAATATCCAAATCGAGTAGATTGGGATATAGAGAAACTTCTCATAGTGACTATCGACATTGAAGTTGCGTGTGAGAATGGTTTTCCTAATCCAGAAGCTGCAATAGAACCATTACTATCAATTACAATCAAGAATCATCAGACAAAAGAAATAGTTGTCTGGGGTATAGGTGACTTCCAAACAAAACGTGATGATATAAAATATGTCAAGTGTGAAAGTGAACGTCATCTGATACAAGACTTTCTTGCGTTCTGGGATTATAATCAACCAGATATTATTACAGGTTGGAATACAGAGTTCTTTGATATTCCCTATCTATGTAATCGTATCATCAATCTTTGTGGTGAAGATGAGGTCAAAAGACTATCGCCTTGGAAAAGTGTAAACAGTAGAAGTATTTTTAAGATGGGTCGAACACATCAAGTATATGATATACAAGGTGTTTCGCATCTTGACTACTTTGATCTATATCGTAAGTTCACCTACACTGCACAAGAGTCATATCGACTTGACCACATTGCATATGTCGAGTTGGGTGAACGTAAAGATGACAATCCTTATGAAACATTTCGTGATTGGTATACAAATGACTATCAATCATTTATTGAATATAATATTATGGACGTTGAACTTGTCGATAGATTAGAAGACAAGATGAGATTGATTGAACTTCTTCTGACTATGGCCTATGAAGCAAAGGTAAATTACATGGACGTTCTTGGTTCTGTTAAGTATTGGGATATATTGATTTACAATTATCTACGAGAAAAGAATATCATGATACCACAGAAAAACGCATCAAGTAAATCAGAGAAGTTTGAGGGTGCATATGTGAAAGACCCTCAAGTTGGCCAACACAAGTGGGTCATGTCGTTTGACTTGAATAGTTTGTATCCACATCTTATAATGCAGTATAACATATCGCCTGAGACTCTAGTGTCACAAAATAAAGTAAAAGATATGTCTGTAGATAAACTATTGTCTAAAAAAACTGACACATCATTTATGAAGAGTGCGACACTCACACCGAATGGTGCATTGTTCAAAACTAGTAAAAAAGGTTTTCTCCCAGAGATTATGGAGAGTATGTACAATGATCGTGTGAAGTATAAGAAACTCATGTTGCATTCTAAACAGGAGTATGAGAATACCAAAGACCCTAAACTTCTCAAGGATATATCGAAGTATGATAATATACAGATGGCCAAGAAGATATCACTCAACTCTGCTTATGGTGCAATTGGTAATCAATACTTTCGTTACTATGACCTACTTATCGCAGAGGGTATCACTACTGCTGGTCAGTTGTCTATTCGTTGGATTGAGAATAAGGTCAACCAGTATATGAACAAACTACTAGACACAGACAATAAGGATTATGTGATTGCATCTGATACAGATTCAATCTATGTGACATTTGATAAGTTAGTAGAAAAGTTCAATCCTAAAAATCCAGTAAACTTTCTGGATACAATTGCAAAAGAGAAACTAGAACCATTTATTGATAAGTCTTATCAAGAACTAGCTGACTATACAAATGCGTATGACCAGAAGATGCAGATGAAACGAGAAGTGATTGCAGATAAAGGTATCTGGACAGCGAAGAAAAGATATATTCTGAATGCACATGATGTCGAAGGTGTTCGATACAAAGAACCACAACTCAAGATGCTCGGAATTGAGGCTGTCAAGTCAAGTACGCCCGCACCTTGTAGACAGAAGATTAAAGATGCACTTAAAATAATTATGAGTGGTGATGAAAAGATGCTAAATAGTTTTATACAAGAATTTAGGGAAGAGTTTATGGAGTTACCACCAGAGGAGATTGCATACCCAAGATCGTTGAATGGTCTGTCAAAGTTTTCGTCATCAGATAGTCTGTTTGCAAAAGGCTCCCCCATCCATGTCAAAGGCGGTATTCTGTATAATCACTTGGTCAAGAAAAACAAACTAGGACACAAGTATCCTTACATTCAAGAAGGTGATAAGATTAAGTTCCTACATCTCAAGTTGCCAAATATCTATCAATCAAGTGCAATGTCTTTTATAACAAAGTTACCAAAAGAACTTGACTTTCACAAAATAATCGACTATAATGTACAATTCGAAAAAAGTTTTGTAGAACCACTCAAGTTCATTACAGACAAAATACTTTGGAGAATAGACGATAGTTATGGAACACAAGGAACATTGGAGGATTTTTTTACATGAAAACTATATACAAAAAAGAAGATTTACTTTCTATACCAAAGCAAGAACAAGATAAACATAATGATGGATTTCCCATTTTTAAGAGGTGTGAGATATCAATCCAACTGTATTTTGAACTTTTGATTAAAGATAAACATTTACAAGCTAAGATGTTGGAAACTGCTGTAGAAAAGTTTTTTTCAGATCCAGAACAGATAATTGATCCTAATGATAAATGTAATAGAGATGATAAAGGTGATATTAAAAAGAAACAGGGTATCTTAACAACTATATTTAAAAACAGACCTTTACCAGATTTATCACTAATAGTTAAACAAAAGTGGAGACTTCTAAAAGATGGGAGGAGTGAGTGTACAGTGGCCGCAGTAAATGATGGTGGTCACAGAAGTAGGACTATACTAGAGTTTATGTTGGGCAAATTTAAAACTGGTTCTAACACAGTTTTTCACTCTAAAAATGGACAGATCGTAAACATTGGTAATATGACATATAAAGAGATAGAAAAGGAATATCCTTTAGCGATAGAACAGTTGAAAGAATACAAATTAGCTTTGGTCATACAGTGGAATCTTGATGCGAAACAAAGAAAAGAAGATTTTGATAACAGAAACACTGTTACTATTGTGAAAGAACAAGAGGGCAGGAACGCATTTGATGATAACTTGATAGCTGATGCAGTTCGTAATACCACCAGAAAAGTTGATGGTGAAATTGAACCAAACCCAGTGCATAACTTGTATAAAAACAATATTTTTACTTTTCCAAATTCTAGGATGGTATACGATGAGATAGTTGCCAAAATCATGAAAATGATTTCTGAATCAGATGAGAAAGGTGCAAAAGTGGATCTATCACAGGGTGCCTTAGATGAGTTTTATTTAAAAGGTAGTTATGCTGGAACAGATACTGGCGAGTATGTGGTTCAACCAAAAGTGTTTGAAAAACTCAAGAAGGAAACATACTTTGTCTTAGACTTTTTATACGGAGTTTTGACAAACTGGCCAACAAAAATTTATCCAGTAGAACAACACGTTGTACACGCACTTTTGAGATGGTATTTCCAATACAAAAAAGATATACAGAATAAACATATGACATTGATATATGATAAAAAGTTAGTAATAGATTATAAGGTCTTTGCCAAAAAATTTGCATTAGAAGTAATGAAAAAAAATGTAGATGATAAATCAGTTGATGTATGGACAACAGGTGAGAAAAAACAAAGAGAAAAAGGAGATGCTTTCAAGGGTTATCTTGGTCAATTTAATACAGGTGACAAAACACAAAAAAGTATTGATTGGATTATGGAAAGTTTTTATTCAGTGGTGGCATCAGTAGAGGATGAGAAAAAATTTGGTCTGACCCATTTTGACTCAAGACCTGCTTTTAAACAAGATGATATAATTAACAGGTGGTTAGATCTTGGAGAAAAAGATGATTTGGGTAACTCTATTGAAGATGATGACATCGAAGGTGATCATGATATTCCAAGAAGCTGGGGTGTTGTAAGAGGTGGTATCACTTGTCCAGAAACTAACATGAGAATTTTGCACCGAAAGGACAATAACAAAAAATCAAATAAAATGACTTTTAATGAGTTTAAAGAAAGTTTACAAAATGAAACTGAAAAAGCTGCTTGAAAAATACATAGAAGTAAACGTACCAAATAAAAATGTAGCAGTTTTGATGGGAGGTGGTGTCGATGCGATATCTGTGGCTCTGTCTGCACATGATGTTGGTAAGGTAGTCCATGTCTACAGTTTTCATTTAGAGGGTGATGAGTCTTATGATTACCTTAAGGCAAAAGAAATATCACAATATATGGGTTGGAAGTTTATCGGTGTCAATGTTCCTAAAACAAATATTATAGAAGACTGGCATAGACTTGTAAAATTAAAATGCAGAAAGAAGACTCATTTTGAATGTGTGTTTCCATTTTTGTATGTTTATGAGAAGGTAAAACAAAAACACGTTATCACAGGTTGGGGTGCAGATGCTTATTTTGGCCCATCTAAAAAAGCGATGATGCGATATTCTAGTCCAATAAAGTGGGATAATTATACAAGATACTGTAAAGATCATAATCAAACACAATTAACTTTTGATGAATTTCGAAATGCATACTTAGATGGTGACTGTGCTGGTCTGAAAGAACATACAAGACTTGCAGAGTTACACAATAAAAAACATATCACACCATATCTTGACGAAAAAGTTAGAAGTTATCTTATGAAAAAGTCATGGACAGAATTGAATACACCAAGACAGAAAGAAACAATAAGAAAAGCCTTTACAAAACTAAAAAAGTTTGGTAATATAAAACCACATATAAATTTACATCTAG